GCTGTCGTCCACGACCTGAATGGTCCGGATATGGGCATACGGCAGAGCAGCGCCGGTAGGCACGCGGTCATAGACCCGCCCTGCGATGATGGCAGCTACGCCCGCATTCGCTTTCAGAGTGGCGACGATGGCCTTCTGAATGGCGGCTTCAACGCTCATGAGCTTGCAATCTCTCGTGCGGCTTTGCGGGTGGCGCGGGTGATGCGGGACTTGACCCGCTTCCGGAGCGCTCGAAATGGGCCATAAAAAAACGGCCTCGCGGCAGTGCCGGGGTGATCCGTTCCCTTGAACATGCCGCCCTGCTTATGCGGAGCGGTCCCGAACTCCTCCCACCTGGCCCAGTAGACTTCTTTGCTACCGGCCGTGATGGTGACAGTGAGGTCCGGGTCGCCTTTGACGCCACCGGAGGACAGCGAGCCAGAGTTCTCGGTCGATGCCCCGCCTTTGTGGGCCTTGATGCTCTCGGCGACACGCTTGCTTCGGGCGAGCCGCTTCTGCATCCCGGCGATCTCGTCGGCGCCTTCCTTAATCGCGGGCGCTATTGCGTCCCTTGCCTTTTGCGGGAGCGCGGCCAGCTTCCGCAAAAGCCGTTCCCTGTTCTGCACTTTCGCCATTGATGATCTCCAAGGCACCGGCTGCGTTGGCGGCCTCGTATTCGGCCTCGGTGATCTTCACCTCGTCGCCGGCAGCGCGGGCCATGACGACGGAGGCGCGGGGGCGGTAGTCATATCGGCGGGTGTATCTCACGAACTTCATGTCGGGGCTCCCAAGGTACAGGTCAGGATGTTCCACGCCCGCTTGCCGTCAGGGTCGCGGATGTCGTGAATGTTATAGATCTCGGAGGGCTTGCGGGCGTTCACCGCCCGCCATTCCGGAGCGATCTGAACTGTCTGCGACGACCAGCGGACCTCTATCTCGACCGGCCGCACGCCCTGCAGGCGCTGAGCGAGAACCTCTTCGCGGCCTCGCGCCGGCCGGATGTTGGCGGCAACCGTGAACACGTCGGCCCAAGGTCCGGAGACCTCGTTGCCATAACCGTCATCGACCGTGCCGCGGCGCTGGAAGGTCACACGGTCCTTAAGCTGTCCGGATGCGGGAATCTCAGACCCTCAGCCACCGGTAAGGATCGACGAGCGCTCGCACAGTGAAAGGCATCCTGGCCTCGTAAGAGCCTGGGCCCACACCGCCGCTCTCGCGGTTGGCGTAAAGATCGCCCACGGTCAGCAGCGCGGCCGCTTTGAATGCGGCCTCGGCTCCTTGAGGAACGAGTGATATGTTGCAGTACTGGAGCACCGCCGAGACAGCAGCATCCATGTAAATCTGGATAGCAGCGTCGTCATCACTGTGATCGACGCGCAAGTGTGCCTTCACCTCTTCCAAGGTGAAGAGCGGGCCGAGTTGGGTGATGACGACGTTAGCCATAGATTATTTGCCCTGCTTATCGAGGTTCTTCTGAACAGCCTCGGATCCGCTCAGGGTCGGATCGTTGAAGTCGATACGGTTCTGGTCCTCGGTTGTGTCTTCACGAGGATTGTCATCGACGGCAGGATGGGACGGGTCCACATCCGAGGACGTCTGGATCGGGGCGCCAGAGGGGTCGAACTCGGTCGCTGGCGCGACACTCGCCTTCTTCTGCGCAGTCCCGGTCTGGGTCTTCTTGATAGCCATGGTTTTTCTCCTTCGAAGGGGTGAAAATTCCACCTACAAAAAGGGCCCCGAGAAGGGGCCCTGATTGTTGTCGCTATGGAGCCCGTTAGGCTGCGATCACTAGGCCGCGCATGGGCTCGGGGTTGTAGACGCCGCCACCGACGCGCTTCGTGGTGTAGAAGTGCACGAAGGGCTTGTTGGTGAAGGGGTCGCGCAGGACGCGGATGCCCACGCGGTCAACGACCAGATAGGTGGCATCCATGTCGCCGTAGAGGGCCGCGACAGCGCCTGCGCCAACGGCCGGCATGTCGGGGATCTCGACGATTTGCTCGCCCGCGAGCGTGGCTGGCTGACCCGCCGCGAAGGAAGGCTGCCAGAGGTAGTTGTTCTGGCCATCCTTCAGCTTGCGCATGGCAGACTGAGCACCCCGGCTGGTGAAGAGCTTCGCGTTGGCACGGAACTCGCCGGGCAGGTCGTAGATCAGGTTGATGATGCCATCCGCCGTGAGGGCGCCGGCTGCACCGCTGTTGACCGTCGGGATGGCACCCCAGGGGTGACGGGCAGCATTCGCGGCACCAGTGACATAGGTCAGGATACCGTGGGGCTTGTTCACGCCATCGCCAGAGAGGAAGGCAATGCCCTCCTGACGGGCGAACTCGGTGTCAACCTCATCAGCGAGCCACTGCTCGAGATCGATTGCGGCGTCATCGAGAAGCTGCTGCGAGATTGCCGGGTTGGCGTAGATCTCGCCCAGCGGGAAGTCGAGCTGACCGATCTGCGGGGTGCTGGTGGCAGGACGAGCAGCCGTCTCACCGACCCAGCCGGAACCGACTGCGCGGTCAGTAAACAGCTTCTTGAAGCCTGCCGACGTGATTGCGATCACGCGAGCATTGGCACGGATCGGGGAGATCACCTTGAGCTTGCCGGTGATGGTGCGATCCCACTCCACCGGAGCGAGGTAGCCGCCGTCCACGTCGGCGCCCTTGGTCATGGCAGCCTGCACGTCGCCCTTGCGCATGTGGGCCTTGAAGGCGTTCACATATTCAGGGTCGGCCGGGAGATCGCCAATGACACCGGCGCCGAGGTTGGCCGCGGCGATCTTGGCATTGATCTCATCAATGGCGGCCTGGAAGTTGCCGACTGCAGCGTCGATCCGCTGGACCTTTTCGTCCACGACGACATCAGCCTTGGCCTTCAGCTTCTCATCGTGGCTCTTCTTGAACTCCGCGAAGGCGCTCTGAAGGGCCGAGATCATGGCCTTGGGGTCGGAGGTGTCGGCACGAACGCCGAGACCGGTGATGGCGCGGGGCATGGTGAGCGCCGTAGAGGCTGCAAGAGCAGCCATGGAGACATGCTTCATCTGAAGCTCCTTACGATTTCAGGGATGCGATAAGCCCGGCTAGGCCGGAGTAGTCTTCGCCGTCAGCGCCAGGCGTAACAGCGGGGTCAATGGCAGCGCCGGGCGTGCCCTTGATCTTGTTGATGCGGGCCCGCGCCTCAGAGCGCGTCAGTCCCGCCGAAACCAGTTGAAGCTCCATGGCGCGGAGCTCGTTGATCTGCCGATCCTGCGCCTGCGCGTCGGTATCGGTCGTCAGTTTGTCGGCTGCCAGAAGGGCGTCAGCAAAGCCGCGCTCAATGGCCTGAGAGCCGGACATGAAGGTCTCGGCATCCATCCATTTCGCGATAGCCTTGGGATCTTGCCCGGAGCGAGCGGCATAGACTTCCACCATCGCCGCGTCGAACGGCTCAAGGAAGTCCGCTGTCTCGCGCATGTCGTGGCGGTTGCCGATCGCCAGCACCCAACAGTTATGGATCATGAGAAAGGAAGCGGCCCCGATCTCGATGGTGTCGCCTGCCATAGCGATGATCGAGGCGGCCGAGGCCGCCATGCCCATAACTTTGACTGTTACCGGCTGCGGGTGCTCGCGCAGGACGTTGTAGACCGCAATCCCTTCGAACATGTCGCCGCCAGGCGAATTGATCTGCACTTCGACCGGACGGTCACCGATGGCACGAAGCTGGGACGCGACCCTCTTGGCCGTCACACCGCCGCCGCTCCAGTAGTCCTCACCAATCGTCTCAAACATCGTGATGACGTTATCGCCACCGGCTAGGGCACGAATGCCGGCCGCGTCCTCCGACCAGCGGTCGAAGACCTGGGGTTTGGTGAGCGCCGAGACATCCCGACGAGCCGGGAGAGGCATGGCGCCCGGGCGGGCCTTGGCGAATACGCGAAGATTGCGCGACTTAAGCATTCGTTTCTCCATCGTCGGCCGGTGCGGGTGCGCTCGGGCTCATGGCACCCTTGCTGACCTCGTCGCCGTTCGGGACTGAGGGGTAATCGATGATCTCGCGGACCTCGTTCTGAGACAGGAAGCCCGGGGCACCGCCCGATCCGAGGGCTTTTGCGAAGAACTCGGCCTGATCCTTGGTCGACCCGCGCAGGAGAGCGCCGGCATTGAACTTGATCGACAGGGCGTCTTTCTCTGTGCCGACCAGAAGCGACCGTTCAGTCGCCTGCTGCCATGCCTCAAACCAGGGGTTGAGGGCGTACTGCACGAAAAACTGCCCGAGCGCCTCGATGCCAGAGCCCCAGCTGGTTTCATCCACCATTAGGAGCGGGCGCGGAACGCCGGTCACGCGGGCGATCTCCTCGACCTGCATCTTGCGCAGTTCGGTCATCTGGGCGTCGCGGGCAGACGGGGAAAACTGCTTGTACTCCATCCCCTCCTCGAGGATTAGGTTCTTGCCAGCGTTCTCGGCGCCCTCCTTCTCGGCCAGGCTCGCCCTGAGGCGGTCGAAGGCTGGGTCGGAGAGCTTGCCGGGGTGCGTCAGAGCCCCGCCGACAAAAGAACCATTCTTGAACAGCCTCCCGGCTGCCCTGTCGGCGCTCAATGCGAGGCCGATAGCCTCTGCCGCCTGCTTGACGAGCGAAAGCCCCCGCAGGCCATCGTAGGACATGCCCCGCAGATGGAACATATCCTTGGCCTGGATGACCACAGATGCCCCCTGCGCCGGCTGGTACTTGTAGGCCACCGACCAATCGGCGTTTTGGATGACATCCACCCGCTCCGGATCAAGAGGAACGAGCGCTGAAATCTTGTCGCGACCGGCCCGCACATCACGCGAGCGGATGATGCGGGCGAAGGCATCTCCGTGAACCAGGGCCCGGAGCTGCATGAGTGACCGGAAATCATAGGCTGTCTGCCAGCCATTCGGCTCGCGATGCAGGATCCGGTAAAGCGGGTGCTCGGTTGCCTTCTTTTTGGTCTCTTCGTTGATGACCTGCAGCGGCAGCATGCCAATCGAGTTGCTGATCAGGCTCACCGCCCGGAACATCGACGTGTTTCTCAGTGCCCGTTCCGGAGTAACGGCAACGCCCGAAGCCGTCTCGGCGCCAACCCGCAGGTATTCCAAAAGCCGCGGGTCATCGAGCGAGTAGAACGTGACCGCATCCGCTCGCGGCATGGCCGGGACAGGTGCCGCAGCCTCCGGTGCTCGGCGGAATAGATCAAGAAACCCCATCAGCCTCACACCATCCGAATGCCGCGCGTCTCATAGACGGACGGACCTTCAACCTCTTGCCTGTCCCTCGACTTCAGGCCGAGCGCCATTGTGAGCGCGACCGCGCCGTCGATGCGGAAACGGGCCTTGTTCTTGTCGATCTTGCGCCCGCCCGCGGGGTCCATGAC